ATGAAGTAACCACCGGGCTGGCCTTCATAAGTCTTAGCGAGCATAACGTCAAATGTTGTAATAAGACCGGGGATAGCTTTATTAATGGTCGTAGCTGAAATCCCGCAGCGAAGGTCTTTCTTGATAATTCGCTTCAGTAGGTCTCCATCGTCTGGTGATAGTACCTCCAGCAAATTCTTTACCGTATCTAAAGCAAAGTTACCTGAAAGTTCACCAGAAGCTAAGTGATCTAGAATAAGGGTCCACTCGGAGCGTCTCATATTGATATCCGCAAACCCATAGGCATGCTTTGGCATTTTCTTAATGTTATAGGTCCAGTGAGGCTCGTACGCATACTTAAGAATTTGTTTAACATAGCTATCAGCTGTTTTTAAAAGGGCTAGTTTAGCTGTTGAAGATGAGGTGCTAGCCAGTTTATCAAAAAATTCAATTGGATTCATGAGCTAAACTCCTTTAGTAGTTGTCTAACTTTTTCTTTGGTGTCTACACATACTGCAGTAAAACCTAAGGCAGTTAAGTCGTCTAGGGTGTGCTGCTGCAGTGGCGTAGGTTTCTTGCCTTCAGATTTTACTTCTACAAATAGTACTCGGCCTCCAGGGAATACACAAATTCTATCTGGTATACCTTTACACATAGGAGACGACCATTTGTAACTACGGCCACCGATCTTAGCTACCTGAAGCGCTAAGAATCGCTCGGTGACTTTTTCGGACTCTTTGGGTTCCATTTCTGTAATACCTCTCTTTCATTACGGGTTCGTACAGTATTATAGTGCGCATGAATACGGCGAAGAACATAGTACCGATTATACGACCGCTTCTCAATGACAAGCATTTTCTTAAGCTCATCTTCGTCGTCAGTGGTGTACAGTATTTTAGATACTGCAAGCCAATGAGAGTAGTCTCTACTGAGACGGTTAACTTCTGCATCAGTTATCTTATCATTAATCTCATCTAAAAACATTGTTCCTCCTTATCAGGTTTTCATATACCGAGGGCCCGTCCAGCCTTCAGCTTTAAGCGGACAATCAAGAGCCCAGGAAATATCACACAGTTGCTCATTAAAAGCTTCAATAGTGTATTGGCCAATATACTGGAGGCCAATAGCTTCATCGTGAACAGTGCCGAGAAGATCTATTCCAGGTAGATTCTTTTTCACATTAAGTAAACCCTGGGCCATCATTTCACGAGCTGTTCCCTGGACTGCGTTTTCAGTTATTCTCCCAGGAATTAATTTTAATCTACCCCACTTTTTAGTGTATGGATTTTGTCCATCGTGTGTGATAGTGGGGACTTTGCCCATTGATTCAAACTTAGGTATGTGCATTTGATCAACTCGTGGGTTGAGGTAATAAATGCACTTACCTGATGGAAGGAGCATTGCTAGCCAGCGTCTGCCTTTAACTGTTGCAGTAGCAAAAGTTATAAGGTGGACTGTTTGGCGCTCGCCAGATATTACTGCGCGAACTGCTGCGGTTTTTAAGTCATTCCAGAGCTCTTTAACTTTGTAGTACTTTTCACGGTATGCCCCAATAGCTAGCTTAGCATCGTCAGGTGTAATAGCCATTCCAAACTGATCACGAGCCGTGTCTACAAAAGTGTCAGCGCCCATACCAAAACCTGCACCCAGGATAATTACTTTACCCATTTGTCTCATGTCTTTGCATTCTTGATCCCCGTTTTCTCTACCCTCCTTGATGTACTCATAAGATTTATTATACCTAGCAGCCGCCATAGTTATATACTGGTCTATGTCATTTGCAAAGTCTTCCAGAGCTTCATGGTCATCAGCTAGCCAATGAAGAACTCTATTTTCAATAGACGAGTAATCTGAGACTATAAGCTCTTGGTTCATAGGAGCTAAGATCATTGGTCTAATTAAAGCTTTAGCTACACCTACGGGATTTTCAATAGGAGCATTGCCAGTAATGAAAGCTTCAATATATTCTTCTGGATTTTTTACTTTGGCTCTCGGCAAGTTGTGCATCTGGAAGCCTCGACCTGCCCATCGACCAGTGCCTGCACCATGGTACTGCATGTTGTCACAAACTATGTAGCCCGCTTTTATTCTCACAGCTTGGTTAAGAAGCTTAGTAAATTTAGCGGTTGAACTACGGCCTAGCTCTTGCCGAAGCTCTAAGATTTCTTTAACGGGCTGAGGACAAGAATCGTCAGCCATAGCACGAAGTACGTGAGCTGCGTCGAGAGACTCCATTGGGTAATCATGTACACCCTCCATCCATTCTTTGATTCTAGCAACTTGATTAACGGTTTGAAATGCACCACCACTCATTTTTGGAATTACTTTAATGGCCTCCTCTATATAAGTTTCTAAGTAGGCTTTTATGTGACTAATAGCCTCATAGTCTACCGGTAAGCCTTTGGTATTCATCTCGTAGGTGAGTTCCCAAATTTCTTGTTCCTTAGGAATAAGAAAGTCGCGTGGCAAGTTCTGTACAAACTCACGCATAGCTTCTATATCACGTAAGCAGTACATATATAGCTTATTAAAGGCTTCGGGGTTTTCTTTAGAGCTTGGCCGCGCTCCTGTTTTAGTAGGACAACAGCAGAGTTTAATAAGTCTGTTACCGTCAGCGTCTTTAGGCATAGTAATAGCAAGAGCTTCACCCGCCAAAGAAAGCTTTGCTGGAATCTGAAAGGTTAAAGCCAGTGACATAGTGTCAATCATCTGGTCCAGTGATAGTACCGGCATCCCGTAGCGCGCACCAACGTAGTTCCATATCCTGTAATCAAATGTAACATTATGCGCGTATACAGGACGACTTGAGGCTACGTGCCTAAATAGTCGTTCAGGCAGTACATTTAGTCCTGGAATCCATAAACTTGGATCATCGTCGTCAAAGGCATACCCTAAGCATACTATATCTGTAGAGTGGTGTTTAGCATAGTTCATGCCGCCTCTTAGCTTGATATCGCACTCAGAGTAGGTCTCAAAATCTATCCACAGTTTATCAGCCATTATTTAAGTACCGGATTAATTTTGTTAAACTTTAAAGGCTTTACGGCTTTCTTTTCACGCTCAAGTCTGAAGCAAACTAAAGCAATGGCATTCCAAGCTACCGCCACATCATGAAGCATGTTGGTAGTTGTGTCGATTTCATTGGGGCCTTCAAGTAAGTGTCTCCAGAAAGCATCGGTGTACTTTACCTCTGGATTTTCAACAAGCTTCCACGAGCCTCGCTCATATTTACCATTTGGTTTGTTGTTCATAGAACCGAGCTTAGCAATCTCGCGTAAGGCTGGTGCAAAATCTGCTATAACACCAGCCATGTATTTGCCTTCTGTTTCTTTATTTTTATCCATAAAAGCCTCTCTAAATTTTTAATAGTCTACCAGAAGATATCCAGTTATAAATAGTTGTTATAGACACTGAGTATATTTCGGCAGCTTCTTTAGCTGACAGTATACCAAAGGGTGTTTCTACGTATACTGAGCACCTTCTGTTAGCAATTTGTTCCACAGGAGTTGCCCAGGTACAATTAGCATGGCTATATCCTAAATCATTATCTATACGTTCTATAGATTTACCGGGTACATACGAGCTACTCATATCCAGAAAAAACTTGTTAAAACTAAGCCACTCAGAACAAATTCCAATACCTCGGGCCCCGTAGTACCGGTAGTCATAGTTATTTGCATTATAGCACCGGGTTTTCATGCCTTGCCATACTGCGTATAATTTGACTTTTAAAGGGTCTTTAATTTTGTGATGACCACAAGTTATGGGTAATAACTTGTACTGTAGCTTAGCATGTAACGCTGACCAGGCTCGAATAACTACGGCTCCACAAGAGCATCGCATTATCCATAAGGACCCTCCAGTTTTAGGAGTAGAATGATACTCAAGTGCAGTTAGGTCTCCTATAGATTGACCTACTCTATTTTTAAAACTGTAGTTATCTTTCCCAGTGTATTTAGTCATTTAGGTTTTTAAGGCCTGCCTTTTAGTGTATAATTTTAAAATTTTGAAAGGCCTAGGCTCACCCCTGAGCCTAGGCCACATGCGTTCAGCTATAACAGTTTACTACATTAATTCGCCTTCAGGCTTTGCAAACGCTGCAAAGGCATCTTCAGGATTTGTTCGGCCATCAAGCCGTGCGTCGTCTTTCCAAAACATAATATTGTTAAGGCCCCAACCTACACCAGCATTACCTGAGTTAAGATAAGGAAATGGGTTGATATCGCCACGGACCCAGCAGCCTGCATAGATTGAGCTATGGTCCATAAGAGGTTTGGCATCAGCGCCAACTACTCCTGGAGCGTTATCAGAAGCGCAGTTGAGAAAGTACATACCTTTATAACAAGGATCTGATTTGGTGCCGTCTTCAAGTTCAGCATCGCCATCCCGAAGAGGCTCATAGCGAAACTTAGGAACCTTACCTTTCCAAAGCTTTTCTTTACCTTGCTCAATAGCCTTATCAATTGCGCGACGAATGGCGTTAACACCTTCGACGTCAGTCTTAGGAATGAGCAGAGAGCAGGAGAACTTAAGAGCTCCACTTGGGTTTGGTTTTGGTTCGAAGAGGGCGGGAAAAGAGAGACGCATTTCTGATGTAATCATTGTGGTATTCCTTATTGAAGTTTTGATTGTTTAGTATTAGCCGTTTTGTCGTGTTTAGAGTTTTGTCGTGTTTAGAGTTTTGTCGTGTTTAGAGTTTTGTCGTTTTGTCAGTCGCCTCCATAGATTTATGTTCTCCACTTTCAATGCGCTTAAGATTATTCTCAAGCACCCAGAGGAATTTGTTATCTAGCTCTTGAGCAGTGATATCAAAGCACTCGCAGATATTAAGTATAAAGAAGAAGCAGTCAATAGCTTCACGCTTAATGTTGTCTATATCTGTGTTAGTGGTCTTCCAATCAGCAAAAGCCCAAGAGGATGAAAGTTCAGCAGCTTCAACCAAGAGCGCATGTGCACACTGGCTTGCGTAGTTAAGTTTTTGGCCCTCAGTCATCTTGTCATAAACTATACCGCGCTTAGCTTGTTGGTGCTTGATACGTAGCATCATATCATCGATTCTCATGGCTGCACCCATAGGCCTTCACTACATTTTAAGAAACCTTGTTTGCAGCCGCCCATAAAGCATTGAGGACCAACTAGATCAAATAACTCAGGAAAATGCGAGCGAACCAGTGATAGTACCCGCTCACTAAATACCTGCATTTCTTCTACGTTGCGATGACAAAGCCGCTGGCGTAAGAAGAAGTATAAGTTGCGAGCATCAATTGTCCAGAGATAATTAACACTGGCAGCATTCGGCAAAACTTGCCTTGCTTCTTCTTTGGGTACCCCGAGGGCTACTAAGTTGCCATAAGCTTTAAAAGACTGCTTAAAAGACTCATCAGCGATGTAGGTAGTCTCAGCGTTATGCAGCGCTGAAGACATAACGCAGTCATAGTCACTGTAGTCCTGGTAATGCTGAGAGCCTGAAGTAGGACTAGCCGTTCGCTGCCGGGTAATTTGGGCAAGGAATGACCGGGATACTCCAGAGATATAGAACGTGTAAATAACATGCTCAAGCAGGGATGAATGCTCTGCTCTAAGCAGGAACTTTATTTGCTTTTGGGTGATTGGGGCCACCGCTTGACGAAGATCGGCCTTCATAGTAATAGCTTGAGCTAAGCCCACCATTCTTTGTGGCTCTAGTGTAGCTTGCATTACTACTACGTCCATTTCGTGGTATGATCGTATTTTTGGCATTGGCACTCCTCCTACTGACAAAAGCCACGTAGCTTTTACGCTACGTGGCTTTTTATTACACCAAGTAAATCAGGTTTCTTTAATTACAGAAGCTCGTCCTCTGAGTCAGTCTCGTCATCGTCATTGCCAGATGCATCAGGAGTCTCAGTGACTTCTTCAGCAGCTGGCAGGTCGGCAGCAAGTTTGACATTGCGCTTCAACTTGATAATCGTGATAGTCAAGTTGGCATTGATCTCATCAGCGATGTCCTGAAGCTCTTCGTCATCTGGGCTTTCAAGAAGCTCGGCAGCAACCTGTGCAGACTTAGCCATCCATTTAGCTTGGGCTTTTTCCTGGGCTTTAATGGTTTTAGCCAAGGCGTTAGCTTGCTCCTGAGGAGTGCGCTTAGAAGCAGAAGTCTTGGCTTTGCGATTAACCATAGCAGCAGCCTGAGCAGCTTCTTTCTCTTCTTTGGAAACAAAACGGAGTTTCTTATCTTCGTCAGCAAGAACAAAGAAACCCATCCAAGAAAGATAAGTTAACTGAGAGCTGACGGTATGAACATTTACGCTAAGCTCATCGGCGATTTCCTGCTTAGTGTAGTTACCAGTAGCGATGAATCCTTTAACCTGGTCACGACGATTTGGTGCTTTTACGTTCTCTTCCATGATGTACTCCTTGGGTTGAAATGAATGATGATTTTGGCAAAATGCCACCGGCCAATGAATGCTTAAGCACTCATTTTTATAATTAAATTATAACCTTTTTTTAAGAAAAAGTAAACAATTTTTTTCACTTTTTAAAAATTATTTTAGTTCAGGTACTTGTACCTAGCTATTCAGCTATTTGCGCGCAGCCTTCAAAGACTTCTGACGCCGTCTGGCAGCTGACTGCTTCGCGCTTATCGTCCTCCGTAGTTAAGGTTAAGTTGCCTTCAGGCTTGACAACGATTTCTTTGAACCAATCAGCTTTAGATGTTACTTTCTTGCCAATGATTTTTTCTACTGCTGCAGGACCATAGAATTTAACTTCACTGAAGTCTTCTAGGTCATAGCCCTGTGTAGTAAGGGTGTTTTTGGCTAGTTCAACGTCAGACCAGGCACGAATGGAACGACCACGAACTACTTTATACCCTGGAATAGTACGACCAGAAGTTATCTCTTGAAACGCAAAATTTGTAATACCTTTAATATACTGGTCAAGCATAGGAATCTTAGCAAGTAAGCTAGCGATCTCTTCTGGCGTTACATTGTTTGGTAATTTAGCATGTACTGCAAATACTTCACCTGCGATGCGTTGGGCGTCTTCGAAGCGCGCTCTACAGGTGTTAGCTACTTGGCACCATTTACAGGCTTTAACAGAAGGATTTAAAACTGGGTCTATATCGTCAACTTTCTTGAGCGCCGATGATAGTTCCCACTGCACCCACCTTACGAGCTCTTGAGTTGTATAAGTAATTGACTTGACTTGGTCAGATGGAATACGAGGCTGTACAATTACGCAGTGCACTTTGGAATAAGTAACTGAGCGCGCAGGGTCTTTAAGAACCCCTGCCGCATACGCCATAAGTTGTTCAGACCCAGCTTCAACAACAATGCCTTTACCAAACTTCCAGTCGCATACATATAACTCACGACCAGCAATAAAGATAAAGTCTACAGTACCAGCTACATCAGCCAAATGATCACAAGCAAAATGGCTAACAAAGTCTTTAAGAGATACTTTACTCTCTATATACTGAGCCTGCACATCATCGGCATGCTTGAGCATTAAGCCACTGACAAAGTCGAGTACTTCATTTACCGCGCTGCGCCAGTCTGCATTTATAACCGAGTCGGTGTTTAGTATATCAGACTTAGGTACTTGGTACACCCCTTGGCGTAAGTAAGACTCAGTAATAGCATGCAAAGTTGTACCTTCTGCAGCTGCCGCAGATTGCCGTTGCTCTTGCTGTAAAGCTTCAGTTAGCTTTACAGACCCAGGGCATCGTATAATCCTTGGCAGTTTACTTGGGCTAAATCGTGCATGAAAATTTTCTTCGGGTTGAATCATTTAGGCTCCTCTAACAGGTTAAGGGTTGGGTTATTCTCCTGAGTCTTTGAGTTCTTTGAACTCGATTGCCGCTGCCCGGAATTGCTCAGCGAGCGATTTACATTCTTGGATAACATAATCTTTAGACCGTGCTTGTGAATCGATTTCTCTCCACGCCCAGCCTGTATACCATTGTATATTGGCATATTGTTCCCTGGATAGCTGTTGATTTGAGGCTTCTAGGTCTATAGCGTCTCCTAGGTGTATGCAGTCAAACCCAAACCATTTCATCTTTTCTATCTGGTCAGTAGGGTACGTAGGGAGTTCAGATGCATACGCGCTAAAGGTTAATCCGCCGTGCACATCCATGTAAGGTACGTCATCGTAGCGCTGGTCATAGAATGGATGACTTGGGGCTACACCTACATAGCCACAGCGGTGGCCCCGATAGGTAAGTAGCACAACACATTTAAATCCTTCATGGTAGAACAGAGCTTCAATCATATCATTTTCCTCGCAGATTAGTCTCCGCTATGTAGTAGGTTATACCGTCGTCAACAGCGTTGTCTAAGAACCACAGGTCGTTAATAGTTTCCCAGCCAAATGGTTCAAAGTAACTAAAGTCATGGTTTCTACGTCTGGTATTTAGTATGGTAGTTTCTACATATGTTTGAGCAGCTAATAAGCTTTCAAAGCAGATGTACCAAACTAAGTCCTCAATATCAGACGCATCTTCAGGCATAGAAGTGATGGTATAGATATTCATAGTAGTAAAAGTCCTATTATTATGCAGGTTATAATGCTGATACAAACACATATACCAAAGATTGCCCAGTCTTTACTAGTGGGTGGCGTTCTATGCGACAGCAGCACCTTGCGCCATAGTAGCTTTATTGGTAGCACTAGGTCCTCCGTTTTTGTTGATTAGTATTCGTTTCTGGGCATACCCAAGGGCTAGGCCTTCAGCAAATGCCGAAGCCTTTGGATACCCTGTGATAGTAACTCCAAACACCTCATATGGTTGTGGTGCACGTGAAGGTGTATCCCAGTTCTTGCGATGGTAAAATGTGTACTGTAGACCCCGCCGTAACTTAACTGACACAAACGTAAACGGGGTGTACTTGAGAATGTCTACAAGAACTAGGTGCTTACAAATCATTCGTGTCCTCCTTCTAAGTTTTTTAAGACTCGGGTTTTCTGGTTGACGATTTTATCATGCATGCGCTGCCAACTATGGTTGCTACTAAAGCAATCGCTGCCGTGTGTACTGAATATGTATACCCAGTAAGTGCGGGAAAGTTTAACTCTGTCAGCCTGGTCATATCTTATAGTATGCTCAGCAGATAACCTACAGCCTGGGAACTCTTTTTGGAGCTTCTTAATTAACTGTAGCTGGGTCATAAGCTTGCTCCTTAGTAGCCGAGATTTCAAAATCTAGAAGGCGGTCCATTGTGTTACTTGCTACACACAGTACAAATACTGGGTGCACGCTAAGTCCTGCCGCTTCTATGCCGTCGCAAAAGCCTGCAGTGTATACTCTTAAGCTAGCCATCGTGGCTTTACTTTTACGTATCTCTGAGCTCTTGTTTGTACCATAGATAAGTTCAACTTGTTTACGAAAGTAGGCGAGCTGCCCTGCGAGTTCAATGTTCATAGTTAAGTTCCTTTGTGGTGAGAGATTGAAGGCTAGATTTTCTGTTTTTGTTTACCGGTTACAGCATCATAGACTTGGCCAAAACCAGTGCCTAGGCCCATACCGTGAACCTTAAAGCACTCAAAACACATGAAGGCCCAAGGACCACGAGACGTACGCCCGTCGATAATAGATTCTTTAAAAGGCCGCTTACATAGCTGACAGCCAGCTGTGATAGTGCTAGGCGAAATCGTTGGGACATCATGGCTTGAGTTAAGCTCTGAGTACTTACGATTGAGAGTGTTTATAGTATTAAGTATTTCTTGTGGATTAAGCATTAGTAGTCCTCCTTAGGAAAGCAGTCATCACAAATGCCAGTCATCAGCAGCTCGCGATCACTAGGTGTGAGTTCTGGAAAAGCATTTTGTATAAGTTCGCCGGCTTTCCAAGTATTATAGGCTTCACGGTCGACGGTAACAATGTGGTAAAGGGCACAGAAAGGGCACATAGTAAATACTGATACCATTGGTTGTTTCATGATACACTCCTTAAGATATGGTGCCGCACTTCTGGCAGTACTCGCCAGCGCGACTGATGTATTTACGTGCTCGTTCTTTAAGGGTGATTGGCAAGAAGTCTATTTGGCTTGAGAGCCACTCATTAGTCTTACAGAGCGGGCAGACGTAACCAAACTTGGTACTGATGAGTTTGCCAGAGTTCTGAAGTTCCATTGAAAGCTCAGAGACTATGTCAATGGCGTTGATTGCTCTAGTGTCTTCACCAGAAACAACAATCCATTGGACAACTTTGGCAAGGTAATGAGGGGAGTGGATGCTAGACTCACCTCGTGACAGCACGGTAAGTCTAGCAAGTTTGTCTGACCACCGCACGAGCGGTATTTTTGGTTGACGCTTGAAGATTAATGTTCTCATCGTTATTGCCTCCTGGGCATCCTTGATGATTGAGTTGCAGGCTTTAGCTGAGATGCTAAAATTTATTAAGTACCTGAACTCATTTTTATAATTAAATTATAACATATTTTTAAAAAATAATAAGCAATTTTTTTCCCAGCATTATTCAAATTTTTGGGAGTTAGTAAGGATGAAGGACTTTACCAGATAGACCAGCTTTACCTTCATAGTAGACGTACCCTTCTTCCATGTTGTCATAGTATGCTACGCCGTCAGTCATAGGTACTGGGTGCAGCAACTTAAGAACTTCACGTGACTTAGTAGAGACTTCTAGTGAGTAGTCATTACAGACGTCGTACAAGTAAGTTTTATTCATTATTGCACCGTTGGCTGGTCAGCTGTTAACGGCTCGCTCCGCTCACCGTTGATAGTGCCAGGTTGCTTGAGTTGCTTAGGTTGCTTAGGTTGCTTAGGTTCCACACCAGCCCACATTTCACCATGAGCTACTTTATCTTTAGGCATGTAGTAGAAGATAGACCCTCGGCCATTGGCAGTTCCTGTTTTCTTGGGAGGTATGTAGTTATCTTGTACTTGTAGCCAAGCCATGAGACAATCTTTCTTACGTTGAGTTGCTATTGCTTTCCCCGGTTGTGAAGGAACACCGAGTCTTGCATTAACTGCACTTAGTGTCAAGAGTTGCCGAGGCTCGGGATCGTCAGCATCAAAGTAATACTCAAGCAAGTCGACGTACTCATCATTAAGGATTGCCATCGCAGCAGAATTAAGCATGTCTCTCATAAGTATGTGTGGTCTATCTTCGTGATTAGCTTGGTCTAGCCAGTAAGCTTCTTTCTTAACCATATAGAGATACGCTGCTTGGCCCCATAGTTGATCTAAATCCATGTGATGCTTGTGGTTCATTTGATTAACATGGATTAGCTCGAATCTTCTATTACCTGACATGTCCTTGAGAAACTTATCGTTATTCGAGGACCCAATAAAGACTGTACGTCGGGTCATGTACTCTACTGTACGACCATATGGCAGGACGATAGTGTCCGTCGTTTTATCCAGGAAAGCTTTGAACTCAGAAAAGTTTTGAGCTAAGAAGGCTCGGTCAATTTCATTGATATTGCAGATGACGGAAGACGCAAGTTCCATAGTTAACTTTACATCGTCAGACCTAAAGCCAGATACTTTAATAGACTTGTCAGCAGCACAATAAGGTCTGATACTTTCTGGGAATAGTGACTGCACCCAGAGGGTTTTACCTATACCTTGCGGACCAATAAAGATAACTACGCGGTTTAGTATGCAAGGTGTTGACGGGTCATGTGTTGCCGCGGCAACTACTTGAAGCATCCACTTTCTTAGGAAGTAGTGGAATGATTGGACATAGCTTCGGTAGTTATTAGGAATACCGACAGTAGCAAACAACTCGGGGAATCGGTCTACACCGTCCCACTTAGTACAGCAACTTAAGAAGTAATCTTTAATGGGGTTGACTGTGTTGTTGATGGCGATGGCATCTAAGTGTGCCATTATCTCAGAGCGTTTGTAACTTGAATGACACTGTGGCATGCTGACAAAATCAGATGTTAACATGGTGCCCAGTGATATCTTATTGGTTATCTTGACAGGCCACTTAGCTTGTTGGTACGGTGGAACCGTGACTTCTACTTGTTTAGATAACTCATTGACTGCTAAGTCAACTCCAAGGTGGTTAAGATACGCTTGGGTATTCTCGACAGTAGGAAGAACAAAACCTTTGTCAGAGATGTGAACAAACACTAAGACTTGGGCAGCCGCTAACTTGATGAGGGTTCTAATGGTAATTAAAGGACAAGACTGAGTCTCTTGGATTTTACCAAACGATTCCCACGCACTGGTGAGTGCAGCTAAGTCAAACTTATTACCTTGACTTGACCAGTCTAGCCAAAGCATGTAGCCAGTGGTATTACCGTTGAACTCATGATGTAACGCTTGGCCAATGGCTAACCAGGGTGCACGAGCTTCAGTAGTTTCTAGTGGATCAATCTTACATAACTGTGGTGGAGTGTCCGACAGATGGGTAAGTATATCATCAGTCAAACACTTCACAGGAATTACTGACAGCATCTGCTTGACTGCGTCAATAGTGACCTGAGCTTTCTTCATGGTGCTTGGTAGGTCAGCAGGTGAAGAAGTCGCCAAAGTTTGTAGTGTTGCTAAAGCTAAGGACTTATTATCTGGGTTGGCCAGTGAAGAGTCGTGTGGTTTAAAGTATAAGTCAAGGATCGCTGACAACTCTTGAAAGGTTACTTGACGAGGCGTCTTATTAAGGACAGGCTCTAGCTCTTGGTCTACACACTGAATACCAGTGATTGTAACAAAACCAGTGGCTATATACAAGTCACGCTTATTCTTAGTATTATGTGCTTTCCTGCCGTAGCGCTCGACCATAGGAAGCTTAAGAGTAGGCTGTGAACGGTTTGCTTCGCTCACCGTTGATAGTGCCTCGCTCGCCATTGGTGGAGTTGCACTAGTCTCGCCGACAAGTTCTACAAGTATATGTAACCCTTTGCCAGAGGGAGAGACTTCAGTGTAAGAGTTTAAGGCTAAAGCAAATTGGATGTTCTCATCCGTAAAAGCATCGAGGTCAATGCAGATGAAGGGATGGTCTGTAGAGTAGATAAAGCCTGGAGCTGTATTGAAGTTGGTAAGTAAAGATTTCTGGGCGTCAATCCAGGATAGAGGACGGTTCAACCAGTTGTTACCAGTGGTAGGTTTCTTAAGTACTTTAAAGGTTTCTGTGTTGGAGCCATCTTTGGACTTGACGACGGTAGGAGCAGGTACCCAGGTTAACCAAGAGTTATAAGATTGTAGAGCGGCGGGAAGGCCATCAGAGTTATAGATTTTGAGCTGGGCAACTAAGTCAGCTAAGTCTGAGCTGGACATAGATGTAGTGCTAGGCGCGGGTTGGAGCTGGTCAGTCATGTGGCGAGTCCTTGCTAGTAAAGGTTTATGAACCAGTTGTGGTGAAGGCGCAAGCCTACTACCTGGCCAGGTAGTAGGCTCACTGGTCTGCTTCTCACCACAAGAAGACAAACCTTTATATTAATATGTTAAGATTGAAAAGTAAACAATAAAATCAGTATGTTAGTAACTTATTATACCATATTAGTATGTACATAGTCGGTGAACTTTTTTGCGTGAACAGAGTCTAGGCTACAGTACCAGCGAGCAAAGTTAGTTTGCATTTGGGTAAACTTAGTAGCTGAGTAGGGGTCTTTTTCAAACCACATAACTCGGACAAAGGTATCATAAGTCATATTGAGGGCACTTTTGCAGGCTTGTAATAGGTCAGTATGCCTTTTAAATTCACGCTGGTTAATGGCGTAGGCAAGGCAAAACATAAATACTTCTTCACGGGTCTTGAAGAACTGAAAAGACTCTTGAAGTTGCTGGTCTAGCCAGACAATAAAGTTGGCGTCGTCTGACAGGTTAGTGTCAAATGCATAGAGCTGTGCAAAGGGATTAAAGCCTGGGCCAATGCCGTCTATGAGAGCTTTAAGTAAGAGCTCAGCGGATTCGCGGTCTTCGACGGTTACAAAGTTTTTAGGATCAAGCATGATGTATCTCCATGTGGTGAGGTTAAAGGGCCAGCTTGCTACACTATGTAACAAGCTGGCATGATAGTAGCCGGTTGACTTACTTACTGTTGAACATGGAAGAAGGAAGAATGAGTGAATCTTTAAAGACGTCAAAGTAATCGTAGTAACCAAGCCATTGTGCTATGGCGGATATCATTTCACTTGGATTTCTGAAGTCAATATAACCGTTGAAGAGGGCACGATGGAGCTTGTCAGAGTCTGAGTCAGCTTCCATGCTAGCTAAATCAGCATCAATTGTCCAAGTAATAAGGAGCTCAAGAATGCCGTCAGCATCAATAATATTACCTTGGTCATCTTGATGCATACCCTGGTTAGCTTGAATGACGGCTGATACTCTGGCCGCGTCTTCCAGAAGTTGTTGGACATTGGCGAGTGACTCGTCTTGAAGTTCTTTGATTGATGGCATGATGTATCCCCATGTGGTGAGGTTAAAGTGCCAGCTTGCTACACTATGTAACAAGCTGGCATGATAGTAGCCGGTTGACTTGAACGGTTCGCTTCGCTCGCCGTTACTTAGCAGCAGGCGTTCTTGACATGATCAGCTACGTAGTCTTTATAGTTTATAAGTAATCGCTTGACATTCTTGGCGGCTCGCTCACGGGTTGCTGAGTCATAGTGTTCAGTGCTATGAATCAAAGTAAGGTGAGCTATCTCACCAAGCTGGTAGTTATGTTCTGTAATGCCAGTAGAGTCTAACCAGGAAGGTGCACGATCTAAAGCAAATGCTACAGTCAAGATGGCTTGAAGGTCGTGAATCTCTTGAAAGGCCGCTGGCCAGTCTTGATTGATGACATAGATAATCGTGTTGTCTACCAGAATGTAGATTAAATCTTCAGACAAGACACCGTTATTTGGATGGTTGATGAATTCTTTTACATGATTAAGCATGCTGTGTCCTCGTGGTTGATTGTTAGAAGAGCTGAAACGTTAAAGAACTAAAATATCTTTTATTTATAAATATAATTATAGTAGATTTTTTTAATTTTGTAAATAATTATTTTTCCCAGCATTATCCCAATTTTTGGAAAGAAATTGGAGAAGGTTGGAGCACTATTGGAGCTCATAGGTATCTACTAAGCCTACTTGGTTTTGGCAATTGTGGCAGCCAATGCAATCTTCACAGCCAACGCAATTTGTGCAGTCTAGGCAGTCTAGGCAGTTAACACAGTCGACAAGTGTTGCCGCGGCATTAGTAGCTTCTTGCTTAGTAAACTTGTGTACCTTCCAGGAATTATTATGCTTGTCTATCCATAAAGCTGGAGTACTAACTGAGCCAGGGCTCTTGAAGACTAAGACCCGAGCTTCTCGCCGCTTTTGCTGCTGTAATCGTAGCTCTTTTCTTGTGATCATGATTGTAGGTCCTCCCAAGGTTTAGGTGCACCGACCATATGTTCACGAATAAAGTACTGTGGTATTTTATTAAACTCCGCTAAACCTCTCTGGAACATCGCAAGTTCCTCTGGAGTAAGTGTGCCTGCCAGGTAGTCAGGAGTATATTCTGTTAGCTTTTGATAGAACAGCTCATAGCGGTCAGCTGCCGCAGTGTAGGCTGGAAGCTCATTGGCGCGAGCAGCAGCTTGCTTACTGGCAGCTTTAATATTGCGAGCAGCTTCACGGGCTTCTATGCGAGCCAAGTCTTTAGCTGTTTGCGCGTCAATCAAAGCTAGTTCTTTAGCGAGCTTAGCTTCAGCGGCAGCTTTAGCCTGGTCAGCTTTAGCTTGGTCTTTAATAAGCCTAGCTTTAGCGGCCAGTAAAGTAAATATGGCTTGCTGTTCTTTATTAAGCTCTTGTCGTTTGGCTTTGAGGTGGTCACGGTGGGCGTGATAGTACTTTCTGGAAGCAGCGCGGCGGGATTCCAGGGTTTGTAGTGCCCGTTGTATTTTATCAGGATGAATAGAATCCAGGGAGTCAAGAGGGATTTTACTATGCGCGGCTGTTAAGTCTGTATCCTCAGTATGTATAAGGTTTGTTGGGTTCTCGAGTTGCTGGGCTTGTCTCACTTTTATTATGGCTAGAGCTTGTTCTTGTCTTTGAGCATCTCTGAAAAGTTTGGCTCTAGCTTTATCACCTTTAATAAGTTCTTGCTCATGTAATCTAGCAGCTTCTTTGGCTGCGCGGTCTAGTTCACGCTGGCGGGCTCTAGCAACTAAGTATTCGGCATCTTGGGAGCGGTTGGTTTGCATGATGTACCTCCTAAGTAGGGTTAAATGGAACGGTTCGCTCACCGTTGAATGGGACACTGAGTGTGTCCTTATTATATATTTATTATAGTATATATTTCTAAAAAAGTAAATACTAAAAATAGTTTATACTAGTTTATACTATACTATAAAAGTATAAAATTAAAATGAAGGTTTTCTGTGGTAAAAGTGACAAAATGATGTAGGGACCTGGAAAATGGGCCATAGGAGGAGAGCGTCACGACTTTATACAGATTGCGAAAAAAGATTATCGTCTCAGAGTTTTATACATATAATATAATAGAAAAAGCTAATTAGATTAAGTATTTGCGTCATTTGTATATTTTATTAAGTTGTATAAAACATTGATTTTAAAAAGTGCCTGCTGCGCGGAGATAGAGTAAACGGGGGGGGGCACGGAAGGTAAATAAAACGGCCTTTTTTGTTCCGATTGTTTTTCAATTTAGCTAGTTATGCTATACTAATTAATAAATATATAATCATATTATATACTTATCTTATTTAAAAGTTAGAAATAGAATAGAAAAAAGGAAAAAGGGTCTATGGGGACTAAAAGGGATACATAAAAACGAGTTTCCCCATTGGTTTTTGAGCAACACAGACACAGAGTGACAGTAATACAGACCCAGAGCGACGGCAATACAGACACAGAGTGACAGCAATACCGATAAACTGCGAATTGCCGCATTTCTACTGGTAGTTAGGCCGAGGTCTTCTGATACACGAGTTAGAATGTCGTTAATACTACTGAGCTGCTGGGATGCTGGATGGATGGCGGGGTTCTACTGATATGCTGGATGGATGGCGGGGTTCTACTGATATGCTGGATGGGCGGGCACTATCATCGCCGGGTTCTACTGATATGCTGGATGGGCAGGCACTATCATCACTGTGTTCCCCTTCCGGGTCACACATATATTAATAAGGAGATGCGGCCTTCAGCCGCAAGTGTGGCTCCGCCATCACAACAACTACAACAACAACTACAACTACTTATCTACATTTTTTAAATATATTTAAAAAATTCAATTAATAAATAACTATTCCACCACCTAACAATCTTAATCACCCCTAACTTTTACCACAAAAAATAAATATAATATATAAAACCATCTTATATACTATATTTATTTTCTCACTCTTTACTTCAACATATTTTCCAAATCACTTTTACTATACCTCACCCTCTTTTTTCCTAAACTATTTTCCTCAATCACCCAACCGTCACTCCTTAAATAACTTAAAACACTACTCACATTTTTATTCTTAATACCAACTTCTTTCCCAATCTCTTCAATTTTAACCCAACCCTTTTTTAAAATACTCAATACTTCTTCTTTCCTCCCCCCACTTTTTTTACCCTCTAATAAACTCTTAATCTCTTCAACACTCAACACTTCTTTTTTATCACTCATTTTCATACCCTCCATTAAAATTTTAACTCCAAACCATCATCTTCATTCAATTCAAACTCATCATCCTCATTCATACTCAATCCTTCTAACTCTCCACATAATTCATTCATCCACTCATACAACTCCATTACCTCATAATCTTTTAAATCAATCATTTTATCCCTCCTTATATTTTAACCATCTAACCATCCTTCCATCCTATAACTCAATTATACACTATTACTATATAATAACAACCACTTTCTTTTATCAATCATATCACATACTTACACCCACCTCCCCACAAGTGTGGCTCCCCTTCCGGGTCACCATCAATTAATAATATAGATTCCTTCGGAATCACTACTACAAGTGTGGCTACGCCATCACATAACGATGGACTCCCTACCGGGAATCCATCAATCTCCGAATCAGCCGTGTACCCTACCCAAAATCCTCCTCACACCAGTGCTTCTAATGACTTCTCCAAAAATTAGGAGCCCTTTTCTTGATATACTCTTTTAGTATATTTTTCACCCTTTTTCTTGATATACTCTTTTAGTATATTTTTAACCCTTTTTCTTGATATACTCTTTTAGTATATTTTAGTCCCCACTTCTCCAAAATTAGGAGCCTTTTATTTCCTTCCAATAAGTGTATATTCTAAGTTCTACTATATAATAAGAGGAGCTTCATAAAACCTACTAGAAACTGTATAAAGTGCCCTCCACTCAAATTTAATCACTTTCATATAGATATGTACTCTAAATTTTTAAGAGCTCCTATAACTCGGTTATACACTTTTAGAAAGGCTTCCATTAAACTTTTCTTTCCTTCCAATAAGTGTATATTATATTCAATTAGCTATTTACTTTCCTGTTCCAGCATGTTATAATGAGTTTATATAAAAGTATGAATCTGTCCCACACTTTAACCCCTAAATGCTAAATCCCTAAATCACGATGATTAACCTATCCCTCCTACGCTTGCAATACGAGATTCTCAATAAAAGCCTCGAGCAGATAGCTAATGAGACCGGTCTGCCTTTATCTGCGATCAAGGTCGATGCTACCCAGGGTAACTGGAAACAAATGTGGCCTGATACTACTCAGTCCTCAACCTCTCAAATAGACCGTGACTCTCTGAGCTCTGCCGAGATGCAGGAACTCTACGCGCTGGAACAGGAACAATTTACAGATCGCTCCAAGAAACGTTTGCAGCTCTACTCTCTGGCTAAGGATATGTTTTTGGCCACTAAGTATTTAGAACTTGAGTATCTCCTTATTGACCGCGCGTGTAAGGCTTTAGAGGACGTTGATCCAGGCGCTGCAGGGATACGGCAGCTCGCGGCGGTTTACAAGGATTTAACTGCTGGAACCACCTTATCAGCCCTTACTAAGTTCTCGCTGGAAGTTGATGACTCTGGTATGCCCTCAGTTATTATCCGGGACCTTACTGGTAGCAAAAAGGACCAGGTTGCTGAGATTATCCTTCAGTAATAACAACTCATGAAATTTGAGCTTGTTATAGCTGAGCTAGACCCTGTACTACAAGCTTATGTGGCATCGAGAGCTAGGGTCTCCATAGTAACTGGTCCCCTTGGATCAGGGAAAACGGTTGGGAGCTGCCAAAAGATATTTCAGCTGATGTGCTCACAGCGTCCTAACGCAAATGGCGTTAGGAAATCCCGCTGGATAGCAATACGTAACACCTTTCCAGACTTGCTAACTACTACAGTCAAGGACTGGAGAGAATTGTTTGATGAGCTTGGGACCTATAAGGCTGGCGGAATCTCGCCACCGGCACACCTCCTCAAATTTCGCCTGCCTGATAGGTCCCTCGTACAAGCAGAGTTAATCTTTATAGCACTGGACAGGCCGGCAGCTGTGAAAAAACTTAGAGGCCTCCAGTGTACTGGTATCTGGCTAAACGAAATAAAAGAGCTGGACAAGTCCATTGTCGACCTCGCAGATTTACGGCATGGACGCTTTCCTAGTGTGATTGATGGTGGCCCAAGCTGGCATGGCATGATTGGAGATACTAACCAGTGTGACGATGACCACTGGCTGTACGAGTTATCAGAGGAAGTTAAGCCAGACGACTGGGAGTTCTTTACACAGCCTGGTGGACTTCTTAGAGAATACCAACTGGACGACGAAGGTAATAACGAGTGGACTGGAAAATGGATCCCAAACCACCTTGCTGAGAATGTACAAAACCTGCCAGGTGGTATGGACTACTACATGATTGGTCAACAGGGAAAAAGTGACTCTTGGATTGCTGTGAACTTAGCTAACGAGTACGGAACTCATGAAGACGGCAGAGCAATTTATGCAGAACAATGGTCTGACACCGTTCATGTCTCGGATACGATTGAGCTTATCAAAGATTGGCCAATTATCGTGGGCATGGACTTTGGGCTTACGCCTGCGGCTATTATCGGGCAAGAGACGCCTAATGGCACTCTTAACATACTGGAAGAATTTGTAGCTGAGGGCATGGGTATAAAGCAG